GATTGCGAATTCAGCGGTTTTAACGGCATGCCAATAGAATAATTCCGGGCTTGTATCGTCTCGCGGAAAGTCTTTGATCTTCTTCAACGCTTCCAACAGCCCATCATCCTTGCTTAGGGCGGCTTCTGCTTTCAGTGCGCGTCCTTCCCAATGATCCATGTAGCTGCTTACATTTGGATTGCGGATTGCCAGTTCGATAATGCCGCACATTCTCCAATTTAAATCATCGTCCCGAACGTCAGATTGCGCGGCCTGCGGGGGTTTATAGCTTGGCGATTTAGTACAATCACTATTAGCGCAAAACTTACCATGTTGGGTTTCTGCAAATCTCTGACCGCACCAACAGCAATTAAATCCGCGTCCTTCATGTAAATAGTCCTGCGTGGCCTGAATATGGGCGCGGACGTTCCAATCTTTCACGGCGGTTTCGGGCAAGTTTCTACCGGGGCAGCAATGATCGTTTACGCAACGGACAAAACATTCCGGCGCGGTTGTTATAAGTTCAGCCTCTCCCCCGCAAAACGGGCAGGGCAAAAGTTCAGGCAAGGTGTGTTCAGTCATGGCTCTAATCCTAGTAAAATTGAAACGGCCTTAAGAACTTTTTCTTGTTCCAGCGGTTGCAGCCCATCAAGTAAGTTCAATATTTTTCCTGCTATTAAATCGCTCATCGCTTCGCCCTTTCCGCTAGCATCAATTCAGCCGTATCAAATGCGCCCTTGACGGCGACAGCTAAATCAATCTGATCGCGGCCTATAATTGTTCCCGCTACCAACAACCCCTGCAAAGCCGCCATTGCATACAGGTCGCGCATGGTGGCTCCTGCTTGCGAGGCGGTGAAAGGCTCGATCATGTCGCCGTGTCCATCACGCTTGCCACTCTCGACGCTCAGTTGCGGAAACGCTGGCGGGTTGTCAGTCATGACAGACCCCATACAAATAACGTGCCGTAAAACACCGCCAGAAAAGAACCGGAGGCAACTATAAGCTCTGTTAAAAATGTGCGTATCATTGCTCACATCCTGCGATTTCGTGCAATTTACCCATGTTCCCGGATAAGGCTCCCATGATTTGATTGGTCATCTTGACCTGTAAATCAAGGATAAACTCGCGCAGCTTTGCCGTATCCTCGTCAATTGAGGTCAAAAGCGGCTCCGCCTGCTTTAGCTTGTCGCAAGCAAGTTGCATTATTTTAAGGTTGTCGATCATTCCGTTTCCTCCCATTGACGTTGAAATTCAGTTGCTTGCTGGCGCATGAGGTGAGTGCCAAGGTCGAATATGTCCCGAACATCAGGGCTGAAATTATCGTTTGCCGTATGCTTAACTTCGCTCATAGTTTTTTCTCCTGTGCTTCCTTGGTTTCAGCAATTCCGTGTCCCTTTTTACCTAAGTGCCCCTTGTGACAATTGTGCGCTGCCTTATCGAGCAACCACTTCCCGCATTCGCACTTGATTGTGCATTTGGCAATGTGTCGGGCTTTGTTTTCTGCAATACGTTCACGCTCCATTTGCTTCTCAAGCTTTTCGTATTCACGCATGGACATGCCGAGATTATTCGCGCTTTCTTTGCGGCGCTTGTAATCCTTATGTTCGCGCCAGTAATCGCCTACGTCTCCCATCATCATCTCTCCTTATAAAACCCGCACTCAGCTTTCATGCGGGGGGTGTTGTGTGTCAGTTGGAATAACCGCAAGCGCCTCTGCTGCTTTTCCTTCCTTCAAAAGCTCAATGATTTTGCCCATGGGCATTTTGCTTTCACGGTAATCACGGCTCCAGTTAATTTTGCTTTCCAGTTCGCTTTGCTGATCGGACGACAAGGCATTTTCATTTATGAATTCTTCAATTTCCTCCCGCAGGCAGCGCACTGTGTACCAAGAGTCCCAGATTGAACTTTTTGCGGCTTCAAGCGCGGCGTCTTTCAGCGTAATGGCGGAAAAATACTTGCCCTCTATGGCGTGCGGCTGCGCATCTTCTTTGCTTTGGTCGTCAGCAACGCGGCTGTCTGCTTCTTTTTGCGCAATCTCTTCATTATCGAACAACTTGTTTTCGTAGTAGACTGAACCAGAGCCAATGCCTGTTTCTTGGCACATATACGAAACGTAATCATCGCCATAAGACGGGGCGGTATCAACTCGAACAGAGCCGATTGTTAATTTTTGTACGGTGGGAACATGCTTCGTATAAGACAGCGAAGGAATATCACTCGAACGCCAACCATCACAGCGGCAGCAAGAGCACTCCATTTCGTGTCCAGCTTTAGTGATTACCTTCCATTTTTTTGTACCGAGGCAATCAGGACAAGGATGCTGCGCAATCGTTTGGCGCGTATAGACCGCAAACACTGTATCCCCGACTTTGAATTTCGGTTGCGGTACGGTTTCTAATCTTTGTTTTTGCTCGCTCATACCATTTCCTTCTCTTTGTAAAACCCGCAATCATTCATTGAAGCCCATGCCTTGCGAACAACAACACCGTTTAAGAGAATGTCGAAATCCATGCGGCCAACCCTGTCAGCGCCCCCCGATCGCGTTTCGTGAATAATGTCCTCTATCCGGTTGCAAGCCTCGTTTATCGCTTCCTGCTCGGTTGAGAATTCGTAATCCTCCGCGCCGTTTCCTAGGTCGTAGGTGTAGGTCATGGCGATACCTTGGCGAGCAATGCCCGTGCGTCCTGAATTTTTCCGTAGCTTAAGCGGTAAAACATGAGCTTTAGGACAGCAGAAAACCATTCGCTTGCGTTCTCATGGGTTCGAGCCACAAGCATTTTTTCGGCTTCATCTGCGGCGGATACAAAATGTTTTAAAGCCTCCACCAGCTCGTAATGAGAATTACAGGCGTGGGCTATTTCTTCTGCTTGGATTTTCATTATATTGGATGCAAGCCTTTCCTCGCCTATGTGGCTACCAAGGCCTGTATCAAAATAAATGGATTTCAGTCCGTTGCTTTGGTCAACAATCTGTAATTGTATAATTGGGCTAGGCATTATTCGTCCTCCCCAGAATAAAAAGCCCTGCGATCTTCTGCGCATACGGGGCAGTCACAATCTAAAATGCAGTGTCCGGTGCGATTGCTGACCAAGGGAGTATGTTTCTGCGCGGCGGTGAGGGTCATGGGGACACCTGTGCGAGGGCAGCTTTTTCAGGTTCAGATGTGTAAATGAAATCCAGAAGTTCGTCATACCAAGGCGTTCCGTCCATTTCTGAACTGGACTCTGTAAGCAGGCTTTTACCGTCATCGCCCTTGACTATGAATTTTCCATTGAAGCTGCAAAAAACAACTTCGCGGCATTTGCTGTCTGAACCGATAAAGCCAAAAGTCAACCAGTCGCTTCCGGCATCGAATTTCTTTTGATCCCAAGGCCAATGATTTTTCTTCACGGCGGCTTTAATTTTCTTGAGCGGCTTTGTGCCTGTGAAAGTTTTCATCCCTTTTTCCTTCTCATCTTGTAGGTTCGTGTTCATGTTAAATCCTTTCTTAGCGGGTCGGGCGAGGCTGTTACACCCCGCCCTTGCCCATGCTAGGCAACTTGTTTAATTGCTGTCAAAGGAAGGGCAATTTCGCCACGTCCGAATTTACCGTTTTTGTGTTCTTTTAATTGTGCGTAATCTTCTCCGCCGATGTTGCGAAAGCCAAGAATTACAAATTCTCCTGCTTTATGGCCCTTTACGATTTGGTTTACTGTGAATGTGTTCATCTTCGTATTCCTTTTGCATGGGTTCAACTCAGTAACCCCACATTACCACGTCCGTATGGGGTGTCAATATAAATTTTATACAATTTTCATTTATTTTCTATTTGACACTATATTATAGACCGCTTATACTGGGGGTATGGAAGAAAAAACAATACGTAATTATGAAGTTCGCAAAAGCACCCAAAAATGGCTGGAAACCGTTGCAGGCCGTGAGGGAAGATCGGTAATACGTCAAGTTGAGAAAATACTTGAAGATGCCCGGTCTAAGCATTTAGCAAAAGAACAAGCTAATGCACCGTAGGCTTATCCGCCCTTATCTGATAGGCGGCAATCGCTTGCTCAACACGTTCAAGTTGTTCCGGGTCTGGATTGCTAATCATCAATTTTCTCCATGGCGGCGTTATTGTACCCCATTTGGTAAACTATACTCATCATGGCAAACAGGATAAACACTATGCCCAGAATGCCAAGGGTGTTGCGGATTTTAGTTTTCATGCTCTCTCCCTATCGTTAAACCCATACAGTGCAATCAGTGCGGCCTCTGCCCTGCCGTCATGCTTTTTCAAGTCCCAATTATGAGACCATTGCGGCATAAGCTGCGAGGCTCTTTGACGTGCGCCATCCTTGTCCTTCGGTACGGCCATTTTCTTCTTCCATACTTGCGGGGTAATGTACGTAACCGGGATATTCAGGGCTGCTAAGGCCATTTCGATTTGTCCGTATCCCCTGCCCATTTGGAACATGCTGGAAACACCTTGCCCCGGCATAGCGTTGACATTCTCAAGATAGCAATGCGTTACAGGCCATAATTTCAGTATCGATAGCAATTTCTGCAAATCAATCTGGCGTTTCTTCTTGCCGTTCCGGCTGATTTCAACGGTAGGCATGTCATAGACCAGCAATTCACTGTCCATGAATGCCAGAGCGCCTGATAAGCCGGGATCGATGCCGAGGATCATGGTTTCACCATATAAAACGGCCATAGCGTAATTAAAATTATTTGTGCCGTTAAAATAATAAAGAAGTTCTCACCTTTTAATATTTCAGAAGAATGATAAAGATCATACAAGGACAAAAGAAAGCCTATTAAAAAATACAGCATTATAAAATAAATCATTCCAAAAACTCCCTCACATGCCATCTAATCGTTGAATTATCGCGCTTGAGAAACCGCCCGATTGCCGGGTAGCTCCATTTCTTTTCTTCACGCAAATATATAATCATCTCCTGCAATGCCGGGATGTCGGATTTAAGCGCATGTCTGCAATCGCGGATTTTCTCAAACATCTTGCCATGCCTCGCGCATATCTCCCGGCATTTGGCCAAGGTGATGCGACCGGGGGTTTCATTCATAATTCCCGTATCTGCTTTTTCCAGTATTGCATCGCGTCCGGTTTCGGCATGTTTTCGCCGTTCTCCCATCTCCATATTGTAATCCATGATCGCCCCAATCTTTCTGCAAATTCATGTTGTGTGAGTTTCAGTTTTTTACGCTTTTTAAGAACAAATTCAGAAAATCCTGTTTTCATGATTGATGAATATTCTCTATGTCCGGGTTGCAGTTGCATTCGCAGTCATTTTTTTGATTTAAGAGATTACACCAGTCATCGTGCTTGACAGATGTTATTGTAACGGTCGGCCCCTTATCCTTAATTTTCTGCCATAGTTCATCAATAACTTTCTGCGATATTTTTGATATATGCTCCATTGTGCTTTCTCCTATTATTCACGAGATGCCCCTCAAATAAGAAGGGCATCCGGGGAATAATTTTAGAACGGAATTTGATCCGCTAAATCATCATTATCAATGAGCTTATCAAGGCCAGTTTTTGGGGGCTGCTTTTTCGAGTCGCCCTCTTTCGGGACAATGTAATCCTTCACCACGTTTTTATCCGGGTAGGTTCCGTTTTTGTCCTTCTGAATGCCAAGCTTAAGCTCGCCCGTCTTGCCGATAAAGTTTGAACCAAGCAACGTGCCGGATTCATACTCATGCAGCAAACCACAAGCCTCCGCAGCGTGGCGCAATTTATAGGCCATGCTCTCAAGCAGGTAATCGCTCACCAGAAGGAAATTTCCATCGGGCTTGAAAACGCGGACAAGCAGTTCAATCATTTCATTGCCTGATTTGCTTACCTTGTCCTCGCCTTTGGAAATCTCGAAAGGATACGTCCCTTCTGGAAGCAATTTTTCTTCCGCGATTTCTTTTTCTGATTTTGGTGTAAATTTCATTAATTATGCTCCTTGATTTACGGTTAAGTATGTTTTTTTGATGTGATCGATTGCCTTTGCAATGCGCTCGGTTCCCATCTCGCTCCAATCGTCAACCTGCGCGGCCTTCAACCACTTATCTTCCTGACCATCGGGCAGTTTGACAGTGCTTAAAAGGCGCTTGATTTCCGCAAGTTGTTCTGGTGTAGCCAGAACAATGGCCTCCGATTTCTTCTCAATGACTTCCTTGCCGTACTTGTCGGAAAAATCCTTGTACGACCATGGGAAGTTTGAAGCATCGGGAAACTCAAGCAGACGAGATTTACGCACACGGGCAGTGCGGGATGGGCCTGTCTTTGCAATGTTGAGACATAGATCAAGCTCGTATTCCAGTTTGTCCCATGCATCAAATGTCTGGCCGATTTCCACGCGCTCGCCCTTTGCATTAAGACCCCATTCCGGTTTCTCGTGCGCGACAAGGACAACATTAAGATCAATACGTGATAACCAGTTAACAAGCTTGCGCATATTGGCTACCGCAGGTTTCTTGGATGCCCCAAACTCATCCTTGCTTCCCTTGGCTGCAATACGTTCGGCCTCAACAGCAATCGCTGTATTGAAAAGCTTTGATACAGAATCAATCACAACGGTTTTAAAATTATGGTTTTCCGTGGCAAGTGCTTGTATCTGCTCAATAACAGTATCGAAGTCCAAAGACCCCTGCTCCGGCCCCATGTAAACACCGCCAGCAGCTACAAGCTTATCTGTATAGTGCGACATGTTTGCGCCTCCCTCGGTGTCAATAAAATACACGTTCGGGAAATCAAGGCTCGCCCATGTTTTACCAACACCGGGCTTTCCGTAGATCAGGATTTTAGGCTTTTTAGGTTCGGCTGATTTTGGCTCGACAGCCTTGAGTTTAGATTTGGACATCGCAATTGTCCCTTTCATGTTGCGCCCGTATATAACCGACAGGCGTAAGCGGTATTTGAATTTGTTTTATATCATCATGTAAGTTTAAGCAAGCGTATTTTTAAATTATTTTTTCTTGACAATTACGCATTCCGGGGTTTTGAGAATTTTAACATCATCCGGCGTTAAATCATTCTCGCGGCAATATTGCTTTGCTTCTTCCAGCGCATTTTCATGCATCGGCACATAAAACAAAATCGTTCCGGTTGGGAAATTTTTTACCATGTTATAATCTCGCCTTCATCTGCCGTGAGGTTTTCCTGTATCGCTTCAATCGCGCTCATGCGCCTAAAGCCCCGTGGTCTTTTTGTTCCAACGCTCAAACGGCATGGAACCCAATCAATTGAAACCATGGTCTGCGTAACCCGGCTTTGAACCTGCGGCGTTTGTTTATCGCGGGGAATGCCCATTTCCTGCAAAATTTCATCCGTTGATATTTCGTTTTTCCCCTGCACAATGTCGGTAATTTTATCAGCCCATACATCGTTCAATACGCGCTTATTCTGTTCGGTAACGGCAATATCGTATTCTTCTTTCGTAAGCCATAGCTGCTCGCCGTTGCGTACCAAGTGCGCGGCCTCCGCATGGAGCAACGGAATAACCCGGCGCAAATCCTCAAGGTTCAGCACGTCCCGGCATGAGATAGGCCAATAACGGCGGTTGCCAGTGACATCCCGCAAGTATGGCCCTTCCGGGTTGATCGTGCCGACAAAGACGCACTGCCGCCCGGATTCAAGTGTATTGCGCCCATAGGGAGGTCTGAACACATCATGCGTTCGTGACAGGAACGCCTTCAGGTCGTTAATCTCGGCTTTACGCATGGCTGAAATTTCAGGGAACTCAATAACCAGCTTGCCCTGCATCTTCATAAGCGAGTCCTTATTCTCAATATCCTTGAAATCATCAAGGAAATATTCAGCGCCGTTTATTGTGGATAAGATTTTAGAGAGGAATGACTTCCCGGCATATTGCTTGCCCTCCAAAATAATCATGGTATCGAATTTTATGCCGGGATAAATAGCCCGCGCCGCAAGGCCGCACATAAACTTACGCCCCACGATTTTCAAATAGCAATCCGGCTGCGAGCCATCGGAAGCGTATTCACGCAGCCACGTATCAATTCGTGGTATCCCGTCCCACTCAAGAACGCTGAAATAATCAGAAGCCGGGTTAAACGTGTTTTCCGGTAATTGCGCGGTGCTGGCAATAGCATCGGCGCATTTTTCCTTTGTAACCTTTAATCCATAGTTCTGCTCAAGGAACGCTTCAAGCCTGAAATAGTCATAATCACATACTGACCTTACAAGGAATGTCTGCGCGTCCTCCCATGGCGGCGGTCTATGGACAATGATGCGCTTGGCAAACGAATCATAACGGAAGATGTTTTTAAGATCGTCATGGTGCCGCATAACCAGCAGAAGGTTTGATACGGAGCGCGGGATTAACTCGCCGTTTTTATTCTTCTGAAGCTGGCCTTCCCAATCGATTAAATCACTGCCGGGGGCTTGCGAGCCAACGTCACGAGGTGAAGCGATAGCACCCCCGGCAGCTTTTCCATCCGGCTTTTTGGCCGCATGAATTGTATCCCTAACCACATCAAGCCCCTCTAACTGGTGAAGGTCGTTAAAATCCGTGGGCTTTGTAGCTGTATCTGTAAATTCAGGATATATCAGGTCTGCATTTATGGCAATGGCTGCTTGCGTTCCCTTGATTATGCCGGGATTAGTGGGCTTCCCATCCGGCCTTACTGTGAATGCATCGTTATCCGCGCATATAATAACCCGGTTCTCCGGATGCTTGGCGCGGATTGCAGCGGCGACCGGGACAAGGTTCCCGGCATCAAAGGCTATAATAACCGTATGCCCCGTTGCCTCGTAAACGCTTGCGCCCGTGGCATAGCCCTCCACAATGCAAATCGTTGTATCGCCCGGTATTTCAAACCATGCGCCCTGTTTCTTGGCATCCTTGAAAAACAGCTTTGTCCCGTCCGGCTTTATGGATTGGATATTGCGCACCCCGCTAGCATCAGACATCGGAATAATGATGTCTCGCCCCGACAAGGATATGCCGTAAGGCAGAACCCCCTTCTTTTGCAAATAGGCGTGTTCTGGGGGGCATGGGCTGGTAAAGAGCAGGGTGTCTACCGCCTCGGCGGCTTTGGCTTGCCACAGGGCCTCCTGTTCTATTTCCTGCGCTTGGCGTTCGCGCTCCATCCGTTTGGCAAACTCCCTGCGCTCTGCATCTGAATAGGTGCGCGGGGCTGCGCTGACCCATTTTTCAAATTCGCTTTGCCTGTAATCCCCAAAGAACCCAAAGCCGAAATCGCCGTCAATCTTAAGCTTGTAATAGCCCTTTTTATGGCCGCGCTTGTCACCCTCTAACTGGTAATCATGCCGCTTATTATCGCTGCGGATGTCTGACGGGTTCGCAGGGGCTAACCCCGCTTGGCGCATTGCGTCTATAAAATTCTCAATCAGGGACATTTTTCACCTACGTTTTTTTGACTCGCCCGGAAAGATTGCGCCATTTTTTTAAAACCGTCAAGGCGCTGTTTTTATCTTTCGCGCTTGCATGGGCAATTAATAACGACCCCATAATACTTTCCGCAATCCGGGCAGCGTTTTGTTTTGGGGCTGGCGAATCGCTCCTCATAAATATTTACATATGATAAAATAAAGTCCTCAATAAAAGCAGTTCTGCTTAAATTTTTTGTGGTTAATATTTCATCAAGCTTTTCTATAATGTCTTTACTAAGGTTAAAACTGTAGAGCTTCTTTGTCATGGGGTGCGACTTTCTCGTTTTTTGGTATATATTTGGTGAAATTCAGGATATATACGATTTTTCTGAAATCAAGCTAATTTTGTTGAAAAGGCCGTTTTTAAGTGGTACACAATGGAACGCCTGTTTTATTAGAAATCAGTGCTTTATCCCTATGTACCATTAATATACATTCTTAATCTATTATTAATAATATATATAGGTACTATATACGTATGATATACACGTTTTAGTATAATGCAGCACTTTGTAGTGGTACTGGTACAATTTACAGAATTAGTCGGGTTTTTATGAATGTAAGTTTTAGGGCTTGCGCTGCGCTGGTTCTTCTGCCAACATACTCCCCATACAAAACCCTTGTATTTTTCCCTTGTGCGTTTCGGGAAACAAAACAAAAAACGCTCTCCCCTCTGCGTAACGACCAAAGCGAAGCCGGACGCGAGCC